GACCATCATCGGATCAACATGTTCTATCTAAAGCAAGCCATAGACAGCAAGAAAAGAGTGACGAAAAGAATGCGTAAGCGTCATACATTCAGGCCGGAGGTGTGGAGGGCATAGCGCCCTCATCATCCTCAACCTCCTCAACCTCCTCACACCTCAATAGGTCTAATCTCTATTGATTGTATGCCTCACTGTACTTGATCATTACATCATCTTCCAGATGAAGCAGCTTACCGTCTTCTGTGATTTGCCTGTCCATCCACTCAATATTTTTCATTAGCTTAACCTTCATGGGATGCCCTGTTTTTTCTGCATAGCTTGCTGCAGACTTCACTGCCATGCTTTTTCTTAGGTAATAGCCATCAATCAACTTTGTCTCAGTATCCTCAATAATAAAAATTTCTCGATCACTCATCTTCTTCATCCTCATTATCACGTTGTCTGTCACGAATCATAATAAATACTCCGCCAAGCACGATTATTGCTATCGTCCCGCCAAGCACGGCGAGAAGATGAATAATCTCAAAATCAGTCATCATCCTCAACCTCCTCCTCTTCGTCATCCTCATCAACCTCACCATCAACATCAACATCATCCCCCTCCTCCTCCTCACCAACCTCCTCATCAACCTCATCAACCTCATCAACCTCGATCTCTTCGATGTCCTCCGCCTGGACCTCGATTGTTTCTGTCCTCACCAGCTCATGCTTCTCGATCAGGTTCCTTAGCCTTGCCTCGACTTCGCCTCGATCCATCTGATCAATGGTCCCTGTCTTGATCTCTTTCCTCTCGACCATCAATCCTGCCAGCTTTGCCCTGCCCATCTCTGCCTGTACTGCGGGGCCATACGCACCATCCTCCAAAGCTGCATCCCTAATCATCTGCAGATCTCTTGATACCTTATCAAAAGTAATCCCATACTTAAGTTGCTTGGATTCTGTGAGTTCCGCGATCCGATCCTGCACATGTCTGAACTGCACACCATGTAGCATGGTTGATGCGCTCACGCTTGGGGATTTGTACCCGGCTCGTATGGCGCACTCCTTCTTGGTCAGGTCATGATAAACAAACAGTTGCACGAACTTCTCCTGCTTCGGCGACAATCTCTTTCTCCTGGACAGACCTCGCTTTGCAAATTGCTCAGGTTCTAGCAACATGTTTTGGTTCTTCTTCTCACCCTGCGGTCTTACTTCACTCACCTACATTCTCCCAATCTGACATTCTCCCAATCTGACGTTTGCTTTCTTTTTTTTTCTTCCCCCACCCTAAAGGAGTTGGTAGAGAATATGTATATATAGTTCTCTCCCTTTAGGGAGTGCCCCTACTGCCCCTATGCCCCTACCTATTTTTAAAGGGCTGTAGAAGGGGGGGCAACGCTGTTAAGGCAGGGCAACGCTGCCCCTACTGCCCCTACCCCTAAACCCTTGATATCGTTCAACTTTATTTTCAAAACAGGGGGTATGGGGCAATTTGAAATAAGCCCCGATTGCCCCTACCTTTTGCCTCGAAATCACTTTAACTTTACCTTGTAAGTATTTTCCATAGTCTTCACCTCCATCTGTAACTGACTAGCCAGCACCTCATCTATGTCCATGCTTGCCACCTGTACTTGCCACCGCTTATGCTTGTTGTTACTATGATCCAAGGTCTGCCAGGGGACACCAGGTTTTATATATCCCTTTTTTCCTGTTGCTTCTGACTAGGATCTTGCCCTGAGAGGGCGTGTTTTAATTCCTTTTTTCACCCCTCTCTGGGCAGTCTACCTACCTACTTACCTACCATCCTCTTCGTCATACTCATCCTCTCCGTCTTCTTCTTCGTCATACTCGTCCGGTTCGTCTATGCTGTTTTCTATTAGCGCAACGATACGTTCAAGTGAGCTTGCTATACGCTCCGTTGTGTCAAGCAGCCTAGTTACCGCTATCTCGACACCAAGGTTTTCTATATCGTCCGACGATCTCTCTGGTATATCGCTCATAGGTTTCTCTCCTTACTGACTGTAATTTTTAGTTTGTCCATATACCACTGCGCCTTGTTGAGATCCTCAAGACCCTTGTTGCTTTTGTGCTCGTAGCGCCACAGATACTTCATGATGTTACCCTTGAGGTATCCCTGGAACTGAGCGAGGGTCATGCTTGCCTTGATTGCATCGATACATTCAATGTCACCCTGCTTGTAATGACTTGGGTTTACTGGATCACTCAAAGGAATCTACCCTTCGCATCCCGCGCTTGCTTCAACTTCTTCTTTACCTTTTGAGATTCTTGAGGAAGGTTTTCTACGACCTCTTGATTTTTTTCACGGCCCATCAGTCCGGCCATCCAGTTTTTAAAATGCGTCATCGTGCTCATCGTGCTCATCACTCTCATCGTGCTCATCACTCTATCTCCCATGGTTTTGCTGCGGTACTCTCCGCAAGATAGTGCCACATCGCCTGACCGGGCAGGCTGAATGTCAGCACCTTGTGTCCCAAGTTACCCTGCACATAGCTAACTGCATTCCTGCAGGCTTTCTGACCATTCGCCTTGTTGTGTCTACGCAGTTGAGCCTTGGCGATCAGTTCAAGCTCATTACGTTTGTAGTATTTGTCCACCTTCATGCCTTTGAGAACGATGCTGGCTATCGCCACCTCATCTTCTTCAGACAATTGCTTCACTGGTCTGCGACCCAGATCACTGACGGTCCAGACACCCAGTTGAAAATCAAAGTAGGCCAAGTGCTCATCGGGATCTTTCGCATTCCGCGCTTCATAATAGAAAGTGACGTTAGGTTTTTCTCCTGCCAGTTTAACACCACTGTCGAACCATCCTGCGAACACGCTACCCCCACGGGCTGACATAAAGCTTTTGTCATCGGCTCTATCTTTCCCTGTGTGGTGCGCCAGGATGACCGCAATATCATTCATCTCGATCAGCTTATCCACCCTGTCAAGCAACTTACGGATCTCTGTGTTGCTATTCTCCTCGCCATCGAAGAAGTTAATGATAGGATCTATCATGATGATATCTGGTTTGTGATATTGAATCTCGTCGTGAAACGCCTGGATATCCTGATCGGTCATCAAATTCTTTCTTAGTCTGCCTGACACGATGAGGTTCTCGTACCCCATGCGGATCAGATCCTCATCATCGCCGAACCTTCTGAAGTATGTCTCGATCCTACCCTTCATAAATTCCTTGATGATCTCAGCCTGAAACCACATCACCTTCAATGGCTTGCTGAACGGTAACCCCATGAAGTCAGTGCCTGTGGTCGCCCCGGCGGCGAATGCCCCAAGGAAATTAGACTTACCAATCTTTGGCTTACCCAATAGTAGTACCCTGCTTTGCTTGAAGATGAATGCATCACCCCAGTATTGCTCGACGCTGTCCTCAAGTGTGTCTTCCTGCCATTCCTTGTCGCTGAAAGAGACTAAGCCAAGCGGTCCTTTCTCTGGGGGAGCCTCGACCAGGACGGGATCTTCCTGATCCTGTATCTCTTTCAGGTCTTCGCTGATCTGCGTCTGCCACTCACTGGTCTTCCACTCGTTCACCCCAGCGTGGAGGTCATCCGGGTTGCGTTTGATGTGACCTTGACAGATCGACATAACTGTAGTAGCTGTCTCGACTATGTTCATCGGAGGTTCACAGGTCTGCGCCCAATCCTGAGCCTTGATCTGGATCTCCCTCATCCCCCAGCCTTCCTTGATCCACTTGCCTACAAGTCGGGCAAGCTTATCGTTGCGCCCCCCTTCCTTTACCGCATCATCATTGAGCTTATCGCGTAGTGATGGTTCAACCTCACCATCGCTGTTGTATAAAGAGATAGCATTGATGTCTTCTTCGGTCAGCCAGGGGAGTTCATCTATTGAGGTCAGGCCCACCGATTGATTGCAATACATGGTGTACCCGGTAGAAGGTGCGATCATCGCATAGCCTCCGCCGCCCCTAGTATCTATCTTGTTAGCACCTGCTGCTGTCTTGACATTTTGTTGACCCATGCCATAGAAGTAGTGCGCTCCTCCTCTGGGGGTACGCTGAACGAGTGGGCTCTGCGTGATAGCGCCTTTTGAGATCCAATCAACAGCCTCGTCTGAATCGGCATCGATGACCACAAAGGTGATGCCGGTGATGGCTGCCCAGTTAGCGTTGGGATATTCCTGATGCCAGCGTTGGATTTCTTCGTCACTGGGTTGGATCTTCTGATAGGCAGCCCAACTTACCCGTGGGGTCTTTGCCCACTTGCCCTTGAGTTCGAGCTCATCATCAAACGGATGACGTTTGCGAAAGTAGGCGGGAACAATCTCTGATGGACTGCCGCACGGAATGATATGTAGGCCATGCTCCCAACAATCGTGGAGCCAATCTGTTTTTTGTTCATGCGTTATCCCCTGGCCGCTAAATTCAGCCTGAAAAATATGCATGTCACCCTGTCCGGTGGACCCTTCTACTGTGTTCACTTTCTCTTGTCCCTTTTACTTTGATACCCAGTGTAGTAGCCGCTGTTCGTATGGCATTCATCTGTCTAAAAGTTGAATCCTCTGTCTCATCAATCAGGAAACTATCTTCAACTTCCATTTCTTTGAGAACTTTCTGCCACTTACCTAGGCGGGATCGAAAGCTTTTCTGCATCGGGACATTCTTCTCGATCAGATAGTCATCAATCTTTACCTTGTCGTTCACTCTTCTTCCTCCTGTCCACAATCCAAACAAACACCATCCCTATATCGGCACTCTTTGCACGGGTCTATTTCATCGTCGAGCATATCCCATTGTATATATATGATTTCTCGTAGGTTATTCATTGTGTCTCCTCTTTACGAAAAAGTACTCCGAGACTATACAAAATGGTGATTGTTTATGCAACAAGTAGAGCAATTAATTAAATCTATAATATTTGTTGACAAGTTTTTTGAATGAGCGTAGATTCAGTTTTGTAGAGAGGAGAAAGAAATGGAAAATTATGCAGAAGCTGTAGAATCTTTGGACGTCGCAAAGAAGCAAAAAGTAACAATCGACAGCAAGATAAAGAAATTAACCAGGGAAGTTCTGGAGCATCAAGAAGCTCAGGCATCAGTCCTGCTGCTATCAAACCAAGGTGGTGAGCGCACTGTTCAAGGTGTGACATTCGAAGTCAAGCGTAATTATGAATGGGATCAAGATCAGATTGAGGCAGCTTTATTGCTGCTGAAAGATGAAGATTCTTTGCCGTTCTTGACTAGACTTTGGAAAGTTAACATGAGCAAATACAAAGATTGGGGAATGCTCAATCCCAAAAATGCTCAGATCTTTTCAAACGCCTTAGCAACTAAGCTGGGCAATCCTACCGTTAAGAAAATTGATCTTGATAAATTCAATTCAAAAGAGGAAAGCTAATGTCTGCGATATTGGAAAACGTAAGAAAAACCTCTGCTCGTTCTGATGAATCATCATATCCGCCATTGCGAATAAACATCCAGGGAGTAGATGGGATTGGTAAGAGCACCTTCGGCGCAAACGCTGACGGTGCAATCTTTATTCAGGCAGAAGATGGCCTGAAGTATATCGACACTCAAGCGTTTGATCTATGCGAGAAGTGGAATGATGTCTTCGGGCATTTACAAATGTTAGCAAACGAGGAGCACTCTTTCCGTACTCTGGTCTTTGACACCACAGATGCTGCAAGCATTTTGGCCGAGGCCCATGTGTGCGAGAAGGAAGGGTGGTCATCCATTGAAACGCCGGGTTACGGCAAAGGGTACACGGCAGTGGCAGAACAATTCGTTAAGCTGCTTAGTGCATTCGACTATCTTGTCAACCAAAAAAACATGAACGTTATCTTGTTGTCTCACGTTCAGGTCAAGCCTTTTAACGATCCGATCAATGAGAGTTATGATCGTTGGGAGATGAGGTGTCATAAGAAAGTTAATCACCTGATTAAAGATTGGGTGGATTTCAATCTGTTCGCTAACCATGACGTTACCGTAACGAAAGAAGGCACGAAGAACCGTGCAGTAAGCTACGGTAATCGAGCACTTCACACGAAATTCTCTGCTGGGTTTGATGCTAAATCCAGGCTTGAGTTACCACCTAAACTTCCGTTTGAGTGGGATGCATTTATAGATGCATACAAAACCGCGCTAAATCCAGCGCAGAAAACTAAACTTACAGCGGCCAAAGGAGCTAAGTAATGGGCATATTAGATAATGGTATTGATTTAAGCGGTGTCGATGAATCAGCGAGTGGCGATTACTCGCCTGTCCCTGATGGTCAGTACACCATCGAGGCTCTTAAGTTTGAGGACAGAGTATACAACAGCGGCAACGCTGGTATTGATATTCAGTTCACCATCACTGGGCCTACCAACCAGAACAGGAGAATCTTTGAGACTTTTGTACTCACTGGTAATAACACTACTGTGGCAATGGGTAGAATCAAGGCGTTCATGAGGGCTGCTGGCATTGATGTGGATAACGTGCCGCTCAACAACCAGACGTTAAGTCAGGCAATGAACACGCCGGTCGAGGCCAACATTGGAACGAAGCCAGGTTCAAATGGTTATCCGCCGAAGAACAACGTCAAGTCGTTCCTTGCTGATAACACTGCACCTGCAGTTGCTGCGCCACAACAGGCACAAGCACCTGCGCCACAACAGGCACAAGCACCTGCGCCACAGGCGAATCAACCTGCTGGGCAGCAGGTCAACTGGCAAGAGTAATCTGCTGATAAAATCCACAGGGTACGGTGAGATCCTGAACCAACGCCAAAGAGATTCTTGGCAGAGAAGGTCTTTCTCTTTGGCGGTACACCACTCACAAAAAAGGAACTGAAATGAAACTAATAAAATGTAGGCAACCTGGAACGTGCGATACCTGCAAGGGTGAAATTAACAAGGGCGATCTCTATCGCAAAAAAACAAAATCTATCGGCTCTCCAAGAAAAGAGACCGTGGAATACAACGATGACTATCCGAGCTACGTCAAGCATGGATTCGCCTACGCCATCAAACTATGCGAGGGCTGTGCAAATGAAGCATAAAAAGGAGATGACAAATGAGTTTTGAGGAGTCAGAGATGACCGTTAAATTCGATCCAACAGAAAAAATCTGGTTTGCTTTTCAGAAGTCAAACGGCAATCCCTGCTTAGGAATAAGCCCCAGCATGAATGAAGCAATGGACTATTGTGCAGAACAAGTGGAGGAGAATAAGAATGAAAGATGAAAAAATAATTGCGTTCTATGATCACTTGCAAGATCTGATAGATGAACATGTAACAGAAGAGTTACCTCATGGAACCTTAATCCAAGAGCTTATGTCTTTATCAGTCAGCAATGCCTACATCTTTGCTGACAATACAGATCAAGTTGATTGGACCATCAGGTATATCAAAAAAGAAGCGTTGAAGAAGCGTAAGGAAATGGAAGATGAATTCCTTCCTGAAGGAGAATTACACTAGCTATGGAACTCAGAAACTATCAGAAAAAAGCTTTAGCAAAAGCTCACTGCTGGTTTAAAGAAGAAACAACATATCCCCTCATTGTCCTACCGACAGGGGCGGGTAAGACCATCGTCTTTACCATGCTAATCAAAGACCTCTACCTTGCAAACCCAAGCAAAAGGTTTCTCATCCTGGCTCACAGACAAGAACTCATTAGCCAAGCAGTCGATAAACTACTCAACGTGTGGCCTGATGCCCCAGTAGGCATACTTGCTGCCAGCCTCAAGCAATTCAATCACACAGCGCCTATTGTTGTCGCCAGCAGAGATACCCTGGCTTCAAAGAAACGTCTGGAGAAATCCTACCCTTTCGATTACATCATCATAGATGAGGCGCATCACGTTTCCCCTCAGATGAATACTCGATACCGAAAGATCATTGATCACTTTGAAGAGATCGGTTGTCCCAAGATCCTGGGCGTAACCGCTACACCGTACCGGATGGGCCAAGGCTACATCTATGGTATGGACGATCACTTCTTCGGAGGTGTGGCCTACAAGGCGACCATTCCTGACTTGATCAAGCAGGGTTACCTGTCCAGGCTGTCATCGTTCAAGGTGAATGACAATGCAGTCATTGATGCCTCAAAGGCGAGGGTCAAGTTCAAGGGTGGGGACTACAGAGAGTCGGACCTTGAAGCATTGGCTATCGTAGATGAAACCATCTATGCAATCATCAACGATTGGCTAGAGAAGGCATACTTAA